ATCTCGGTTCCATGCACTTCCCTGTGAATCACCGTCATGTATTTCGATCTGTTGTTATTCGCTTTAAATTTACGCATTCGTTTAAGGTTTACGATAAAACCTTCTCAACATCTTTTAAAGTTAATAGCTGCAAAAGATGAACTTTCTCATTGCGTTTCTCGTTGGAGTGGCGTTATGCGGCTTTGATCGGCTTGATTTGCAGCAATCGTTTTAGGTTAACGATCAAAACCTTTTTAACATCTCTATTACTGAATAAGTATGCGAGGTGAAATTAAATGCGAATCGCTGCATGTTAGCGTGCCTCTATTCAAAGCCTCTCACTGTTGCGTGATTCCGCCTTGCTCTACTCAATCGTTGTCAGTTTACGAACAAAACTGCCTTTAACATCTCTTGTAGGTGCAAGAGCCAAAGAGATGACCTCGTTGCTTTTTGATTCGCTTCAACTCACGTTGGCGTACAGTAGCTTAACGATCCGTTCCTCCATTCTGCCCATTGCCACGTGTATCGGTGCATTTCTATTTAACACAATCGTTTTCAGTTTACGATTAAAACTGTTTTCAAACCCTTTTTTCATGTATTATGAAACCAGTTCTTGATTCCATAAATCAACTTATTAGCGTGATCGCTGGCAGAGCCATTGCCCAACAAACCGTGCATCTTAAAACCAAGCCTTCCAAAAGATGCAGCGAAGCAATCAGAATCGCAAGTGAAGTTGAAATGAAACAGGGGCTAGAAGATCTTAATGAAATGAATGATGATAGAAAATACAAACAAGTACAAAGAAAATTAGAATCGCTGTCATCTATTCAAAGATTGGCCTTATTTTTTGAAAAACATCAAAATGACTAAACAAAAGCAATTTTACAAAAATCCCTACATTGGCATGATTTATTTCGATGGAAAGAGGACTTATGAATTTATGAATAACCCTTTTTATGGAGTCATTGATGGATGCAAACCACAACCGTCATGGGTTGAGATTACTTTGGAGTTAAAATGAAAAAAGAACATTCTTCCGTTAAACTTAGAAAACTGAAAGATATAAGACGTAAAGATTTAGAAAGAAACTTTTTAGATATACAGCTAAAAGGACAGGACCATTATGTTTTTATAAAAGAAAATGGCAAGGCTCAAGTGATTTATGAAGAAGGTCGATGGGTCAAGGAGCACATAAGAACTGCGGTCCTTAAATTTAACTACGAAGTTGATAAGACCAACAATATGTTAATTAGAGAATTTGAAGATAAATATTTAAAGGAATATGAAAAAACTTTAGAATAGTTTAAAACGTTTTTTTCTTCTTTTTGGTTTAATAAATTCAAGTTCTACAAAATGAGTAAGAATAGACGTTAAAAACATATCTTGCTTTAATTTATATCTGACCAAATGTGTGCAATATCTTTTTATATTTTCAATGTCATCAGACTCCATGATTTGTCTGCATTGAAGCTCAACTTCTAGTTCCATTTCTGGTGGAGCTTTCTCTATGTCGATGTTTAGAAACTTTTTAATCATTTTACTGGAAAAAGCTTTTCTTCTATCATTTTGACGATTGCGTCATCAACGTCATTGTCACTTTTCTCAGCAGCAGACTTGAGCATAAGCAAAACACCCTTACGAAGAGATTCTGATTTTCCGAACCTGATAAATAAATTAATTAGAAACTTTGACATGAATTTTTGTTTTCTTTTCCTAACATAGCTAAATTGCTAATATAAAACAAGAAACCTTAAATCTTATGGCTGATGAGAAAGAAGAAAAGGAAGGTGTTGATTGGGGTGATCTGTTTGGACACGCAATCCGATTTCTAATTTTAACTTGGAGTCTATCAATGATGACTTTGGGATACATGGGAAAGGTAAGGATTGATGGAGCATTCACTGCTGGACTTGTCAGCGGTGTTCTCGGCAGCTATGGAATCTCAGTCGGAAACAAGAAAAATGGCAATTCACCTAAAATAGTGGATAATAGTAAAAACAAAGTAGGTATCAAATGAAAAAACTTCTTCTTTTATTTTTGTTCTTTCCAGTTGCCTCGTATGCTGATATTCAACATTCAATAACCTCAAGTGTAAAACTTGAAAGTTTATCAGCAGCAACTTCCGCAGATAAAATTGGATCAAGTTACAGCATAAGTGGTAATAACATCGCCACTGCCGATTCAAACTCTGCAGCAACCGTTGGAGGGTTTGGTTCAGTCACTTCAGGAGTTCCAGCGATCAGCTTTCCAAGTTCAGTTACCCAAGCAACTAGTGGGGAGGCTTTTTCATACTCAACAAGCTACCTTGAAGGTGATGCAACTGCTGGATCTGCTCCAACCGTAGGTACTGTAAGCAACTTTAGTGATCTAACATCCACAAGTGCTGGTTCTGTTGGCACAGCTGCAGTCACTTTGGATAATCACACAATGACACTTTCTGCTGGGACAGGAACAGGAGTTGTTCTTACTGGTCAATTTGTCACTGATCTGACCGTTGATTAATGTGGAAATATCTTCTTTTTATTTTTTTTGTTAGTCCAGCACACGCAATTCCTGTCGTGCCAAATTTTACAAGTGCGACAAGTACGAGCCGAAGCGTCACCACAAATAATCTGACGGAAAATATCCGAGAAGTTCGCTACAATTCAGGCTATACCTACTCGGTCACAGGATCTGGGATATCTTGCGGAAATTGCGACACAATTTCTATGCCCAATGCAACTGTCACTGAAACCATCAATGGAACGACTTATGAATGGACAGGTTTAAATCTGGATCAAAAACCAAACTGGCAGCAAACCTCTCAGAGCTTTCAGTTTTCAGAGTTTTACAAGGGACCTTCTTTGGAAAGCGTGATCGATATAACAAGAACAGTTCAGTCAGAAGTCGTTACAGATACCACTATTATCTTCTCCAACTAATAAGTCTTTTTTCTTGTTTGCCAACTTACGCAAACACCTCAGCAGTTGCCAATCCACAATCAAATACCAGTTCTTCAGTTTCTAACTTTGCAACTCAAGTATTAACAGGTCCAATGACTGAGAATAGTTATGGAAATGGAATCCAATGCTCAGGAGCAACATTATCTATAAGCCCATTTGCAACGACCTCAGTAGCGATTAAACGACCTCAAGACTACACTTACCTCACGCCAGTTTATAATGAGGCTACAGACTCAAATGGAAACCTTACAAATGCTGGTGAGATCCTTTTCTATCGAGAAAATTATAGTGGCAACAAAGATGCGACTTCTTTTAACTTTGGAATTGCTGCAACAATATCTGTTCCTCTAGATAAACGCTTTCAAAATGCGTGTTTAAAAAGTGCAACAACTCAAGAAAAAATACAAAGGCAAATATTATCTAAAGAACGCCTCAACTATGAACTCGCAAGATTGAAAAATTGTGGACAGCTTTATCGTGACGGAATACGGTTCTCTAAGGATTCTAAATATTACTCTCTATGCGAGGATGTGGAAGTTGTAGAAAAGATGGGTCAAGTTATACCGCATACTCATAAATTAAAATAATTATTTTTCTTTTTTCTTTGTCAGCTTCTTAATTGCAGTCTTGATAAAGTTTTTAAGAAGGTTGGCTATGATAGGACTTGAAGCCGCAGTAACAGCAATAATTGAAGTGTTGACAAGAATAGGAGAGCTAGGAATCCATTTCTCAATAAAGGTGGATGGTTCGTAGACTTCATAGCAGACTTTTCCATCTTCAGAAAGTTTGTGAGATACGACTTTATCTAGCTTGAGATCATTAGCAAACGACCCTACAGGAATATTAGTCTCGTTGGGACATTTAATAAAGAAGTCTTTATCTTTCTTGATTTCAGGTTTGTATTCTGGTGGTTGAGATATTTCTGCTTGCTTTTGCTCTGGCTGTTTAACAGGATCAGCTGGTATAAATTTGTCTGGATTATATTCAAGAGGTTCATAAGAAGGAATATTAACTGCTGGATAATCAAGCTTTGGTTTATCAATCAAATCGAGAGTTGTTGGATATTGTTCCCATGTTTTTATTTTTGGAATATATATTTCTTTTATTTGTATCTGAGGAATTTCAATTCTGGGTATTTCCAAGAGGGCTCACCTTTTTTTTTGGAATTTCAATTGATGGTCCTGTAAAGTCAGGAAGCGTGTTTTTCATAACATCTGGTAATTTATTTTCTAAACTTCCCATAAGTTTGTTTTTGAGGGTCCTCTCAAATTCAGGGCTTTGCATATAACGAATCGCAAGAAAAGCTCCCACAGACATTGATGAAACCATCAAAAATGAGATAATCGATAAAGTATTAGCTATTTTTTGAAACATGATAAAGTTTGCAATTTTAAAAGCCATGTCTGTCATGAGCATAGCTGTATTACTACTAATTATAGGTCTATCTCCTCTTTACGTCACAATGAGTCTGATGACTAGACAAATAGAAAAAATTAATTAACTACTTCTATTAATACAGTTTTTCTTTTTTTTGTATCAGATTCTTGTGATTGTTTTAACTCATTTTCATAACAATATTTTTTTAGTAATAAGCCATCTCGTTCAATAACAAGATTAAATATTTTCATTTTTAAAGCCTCTAAATCTTTTTCTGACTTTTGAATTTCTTTTGTAAGATTGTCGATTTGATTTTGTTTGTTAAACATAATTAGAAAAAATTGTAATTTTAATTAGTCAGCAGCTTCGGCTGTGTTTCCCTCTGCTACCCACGCAAGATACTCTTGATAGTCGGTGTTTGCTTCGTCTTTTGGAATAAAAGCATTGTCATCAAGACGTAAAATAGTGTCAAAATTAGTTAATTTATAATTCATGATTTATAACTCCGCATCAGCAGTTGCCATTGCTTCAATAAATTTACCAGTGCTTAAACTCGTATCTGTCATTACAAGTAACACACCTGAAGTACCTGGAGAATCAACACTTCCGTTAATATCTTGATTATCGTCAGAATTTCTAAATTTATTTGCTGTACCAGAAGAAGATGCAAAAAGGTTTACAGTGGGTGCTGCTCTCATTTCAGTTTTAAAACTATATCTTATTCTAGTGAATGAACCGTTAATTCCTAAACCAGAAACTGCTCCAGTTCTTACAGTATCCCCTCCTTTATTACCAACAGAATATGTTTGTTGAAAATACCTCTGACATAAAGCAAGCTCCTGTGCGAATGACCTATGCTCAAAATCAGTTGCCACGCTGCCTACTTCTAATTGAACTCCTGTCAGTTCAAATGTTGCATCATCTGTGTCATACCAAGTGCTTGTCATATCTCCGACTTTATCTGTACTAGAATAAGTTGCCCAAGTTTCATTAGCGTGTCCAGAGGTTGTGGAATCTGTGCCTTCAAATAGTACCCAATTTACATTCAAACCTCCTCCATTATCATTATTAATTACGATTCCAGAATCTCCTTTAATAGAATGTGTAATTTTTGTCCAAGATGTTGTCGCTGCAAAGACAAAACTGTAAGCATAACTTCCATCTGAATTAAAAAGTCTTATTGCAAAATTTTGTGCAACACTCGATTTAACCCAAAAAGATAATGTTATAAAACTTGTAGCTGATTTAAAATTCCAACCACTTTGTCCAATATCTTGTGCTTCTATTTTGTACTCTATTCTTAAATTATCAGCACCACCAACACTTGTTTGATCTCCATTTGTCACCTTAAATGCTTTTCTTAAGCCCAATGTATATGGTGTATCACTAGATGAAGTATCTACCTGTTCAAAAGTAGGTGCATTGTCTAACCCACTATAATTAGTTTTATATCTATCTACAGTTTGATAACCACTAGATGTAGATGACGTACCACGTTGAGCCACTTGCATAGCTCCGTTAATTATTAAATTACGATTACTTAGGTTATTAGTAATATTGGCAGTACACGTTCCATCAGTATTGTTGACAGTGATAGCAGCAGTACTAGCTCCTACCCCTTT